CGTTCTATACTTGATATATAGTGCCCATTGACACCAAACAGGAGCAAACCTATGCGAAAGCAACGCGCTAAGATGTCCCGCCGCTCTAACCGCCGCGACTTCCGGCGGAAATCCAAGGTTCACCCTCTCAATTCGGCTCAGCCTACCGGGACCATGCGCGGTGGTATCCGTCTCTAATGTCTTGCCATACTCCTAAGCGTTTCCCCTGTGGCCGTTGCCCTGGGTGTCTCGCAAAGCGAGCTTCTGACTGGTCCATTCGGCTCGTCCATGAGCACCGGCATCCTGCGCCGGGCATCGAGCCGGAGTCCAGCTTTATTACTCTTACCTTTGAGGATGGCAACGTCGTTGACGTCTCCAAGGATTGCGCTCAGGATTTTATGAAGCGTCTTCGCAAGCGCTTAGCTCCCAAGCGCATCCGTTTTTATCTCGTCTCTGAGTACGGTGAAAAAACTCACCGTCCGCATTATCACGCGATCATCTTTGGCCACGACTTCCGCAAGGATCACGGCTCTAAGCCGGTCCGGCGTGGCTTGTATACGTCTCCGCTTCTCGAGGCTGCTTGGGGCCTCGGTCATGTCTCAACCGGTGAGGTTACAGATGCATCCATTCGCTACGTCACTAATTACGTCCTCGCTAAAGAGGACGTCCCTGTCGTCCTTTCGCTGGAGACTGGGGAGTCTCGCCGCCTTGCCCCTGTTTTCTCTCTCATGTCGCGACGTCCGGGTATCGGTTCCGGCTGGATTGATAATCACGGAGCCGAAACTTACCGCGACGATGATGTCCTCGTCAACGGTTTCAGGCGCCAACCTCCCCGCTATTACGATAACCGTTCCTTCGCCGGTGACGACGAAGCCTTAAAAGCCTTGCGCTCTGCCCGCAGATCTGCTAAGTTTCAGGTCATGGAACGCAACGAAGTCGGTTGGCTTCGCAACAACGATCCACTCCGCCGTAAGGCGTCCGCAAACTCATGGCGCGCTCGCCGCGCTCTACAACCAAAAGGGGGCATATGAAACTACAGGCATTCTCACTCCGCGACACAAAAGGCGAAGTCTTCGCCGCGCCGTTCTTCCTTCCCAACGAGGCTCTTGCAAAGCGTCTCCTTTCTCAGTTGGTCTTGGACCAACGCTCAGATCTAGGGAAGTACCCGCAAGACTTCCTGCTCTACCTTGTCGGTTTTTATGAAACCGATACCGCCCATCTGGCCGCTTGTCCTGTGGAGCTTATCTGCTCGGCTTCTTCCTGTCTGCCGCGTGTCGCGCCGGCTCTTGAAGCTTCTCCTGCCGTTACTCCCGAACCTTGTGAGGTCACTGCTTGAAAAACAACCAGTCTATGCCTGCCGGACTTCCGTCAGCGATGACGATGAACTTTTCTAAGGTTCCCGACATCGCAATCCAGCGCTCTAAGTTCAAGCGCAATCACACCATCAAAACGTGTTTCGACGCCGGCTATGTCGTCCCGGTCTTTCTGGACGAGGTACTTCCCGGCGATTCGCACACCGTCAATATGTCCATTTTCGGCCGCCTTGCGACGCCCATCAAACCGGTCATGGACAACCTCTTCCTCGACACGATGTTCTTCTTCGTTCCTATGCGTCTCGTATGGGAGCATACGCGCGAGTTTTTCGGTGAGCGCCGTCCTGACCCCGACTCTACTGTCGATTACGACGTCCCGCATGTTCACCTGCCGGCTTCGACCGGTGCGACTGTCGGTTCTATCTTCGACTACTTTGGCCTTCCTACCGGCGTCGCTAACCTTGCCGTCAATGCACTTCCATTGAGGGCCTACAACAAAATCTACAACGACTGGATACGCGATGAAAATCTCATCGACTCCGTCGTCGAGCGTACTGGTGACACTGGCGACCTTCCCGCCGACTTTACGTTGCTCAAGTCCGGCAAGCGCTACGACTATTTCACTTCCTGTCTCACTGACGCCCAAAAGGGTGACGCCGTCACCATTCCCGTCGGCGCTACTTCTGCACCAGTGACTTACGTCCACTCCAACAACAACCCTTGGTTGACGCGGGATATCACCGGCGCTCTCTATGATGCTGCCGCGCTCCAGTCCAACAGTTCCTACGAGCTCATCGATTCCGGCGGTACTCCAGTCAAGACTCAACTTGACCCCGCCGGAAATCTCCAAGCGGATCTCACCGCCGCCCTTGCGACTTCCATCAACGCACTCCGCGAAGCTGTCCAGCTTCAAGCGCTCCTCGAAAAGGACGCCCGCGGCGGTACCCGCTATATCGAACATAATTGGGTCCACTTCGGCGTCCGGTCCTCGGATGCCCGTCTTCAGCGTCCCGAGTATCTCGGGGGTGGCACTTCGCCGCTCAATATCCATCCGGTCGCTCAGACGACCGCCGCTACTTCTCCGACTCTGACCAATGCTCAGGGCAACCTCGCCGCATTCGGCACTGTCTCTGCCCGTAACCACGGCTTCTCCAAGTCCTTCGAGGAGCATGGCTACATTATCGGCCTTGCCCGTGTGCGTGCCGACCTTACTTACCAGCAGGGTCTCGACCGTCTCTGGTCCCGTACTACTCGTTACGACTTCGCTTATCCGGTGTTCGCTCACATTGGCGAACAGGCCGTCCTCTCTAAGGAGATCTACTGCGACGGCACCGCTGACGACAATGATGTCTTCGGGTACATTCCTAGGTACGACGAGTACCGGCATAAGCGCTCCGTTATAACCGGCGCTTTCCGTTCAACTTACGCTCAGAGTCTTGATTACTGGCATCTCTCCCAGGAGTTCACGGCTCGCCCCGAACTCAACGAGGCATTCATCACCGAGGACCCGCCCGTCGACCGTGTCATCGCGGTTCCCTCCGAGCCTCACATTATGTTCGATGCCTTTGTCTCACAGACTTCGGCCCGGCCTCTCCCCACTTACAGCATCCCGACCCTTGGGGGGCGGTTCTAGTCTATGGCCTTTGGCCCTTGGGGGGCGGCAGCCGTTGGCGCTGGTGCCGGTCTCGTTGAGACCGGCCTAAACTACTTCGCCAACAAAGAGGCTGGCCGGATCTCACAGGACATGGCGCGTGAGCAAATGGCCTTTCAAGAGCGCATGTCCAATACTGCCCACCAACGCGAGGTCCAAGACCTCAAAGCTGCCGGCCTCAATCCTATCCTTTCAGCCGGAGGGGGGGCCTCCTCCCCCTCCGGCTCTTCTGCCGAGATGAGCGCCGCGAATCTTGATTTCGATATCTCCGGCGCGATTCATTCCGCTCAGCAACAGTCTCGCTTGGACCAAGACCTCTTAAACCTTAAATCTCAAAAAGACAACACCGAAGCCAATACTGCGGTCGCGAGGGAAACCGAGCGTATCCGTAAAGCTGAGGCCGAGCTTGCCGAGGCCAACGCTGTGTCTGCTCCCGCTCTCAAAGAGTTCAATCTCAAGCATGGAGGCGATATCAACGCTCTCACAAAATGGATGTCTGTCATCCAGCCGGCCGCGTCTGTCCTTCGTGACATCGGCGTCGGCGCCGGCGCTATCAAGTACCTTCTCCCCGGCAAGTCTGCCGAGGGATTGAAGGACGTTACACTTCCAACAAACAATTCCGGACTTCCGTCCGGCGGTGCTTGGGACCGCTATAAGCGGGACCGCACCGAATCAGGAGGCCAGCCATGAGCATGACTCAATATTTAAAATCTATGACTCCGACTCGGGTCAAAACCAAAGAGCGCGAGGACATCGACCTCGACAAGCTCGTCAAACATGGGGCTACCCGCATTGTCCAGCCCCCTCCGTCCTATCCAGATCTGACAGATCTCCCTACCTCACGTGGTGACGCTATCCGGCGTCTCCACTCTCTCTCACAAGCTCAGGACCCCGAGCTTTTCACGGCCTTGCTTCAACTTCCTCCGGCTCAAGCTTTCGACTATCTCAAAGCCCTAGGGACCCCAGCTTCTAAACGCGACGATTCAACGACGCGAAAAGAGCAGGTTCCCCCGGCTGCTACCACTTCGAAGCCTACACCTACGCCGGAGGCCTCCAAATGAGGCTTTGCCTCAAGGCAAGCCGTTCGGGGGTTCGGGGGGGTCGCGGAGCAATCCGTACCCCCCCGTTCGTCTCAGGCCATCCTAGGCCCTATCTTTGTCAGTGGGCACGTTCTATACTTGATATATAGTGCCCATTGACACCAAACAGGAGCAAACCTATGCGAAAGCAACGCGCTAAGATGTCCCGCCGCTCTAACCGCCGCGACTTCCGGCGGAAATCCAAGGTTC